GAATATACAGATAATTTGTGGAATAAATATAATAAGGATAATTTCATAGAAACTGATATTTATAAGAGGAAACTTATAAAAAACAATTATTTGAATATGAATCGTAGTAAATTACTAAATTATCTATTACAAGCATATGAAACAGAATGTAATATTAAGACTATAATTAAATTACAACGATATTTATATGATAAGAAGACAAAATTAGTATTATATGGTTATGATAGTTTTACATTCGATTTTAATAAGTCTGATGGAGCAGAAATTTTGATAGAAATTAAAGAAATATTAGAAAGAAATGGACATTTGACAAAAGCTAAAGCTGGTTCAAATTTAGGTAATTTACAATCAATTCAAGATAGGTTATAATGAAACACCCAATAATAGATAAAATATTAACAGAATGGGCATATCGTGTACACGATGGAATGCCTAATCCAAAAAATCCATTACACATAGTTCATCTCAAAGAGTCATTACAACACTTAAAAATTGATGAAGAAGTTATAGATATTATGATTAATAAATTAATGGAAGTGAAGAAAAAATCAAAAGAAAATAAATTGAAAATTCAAAAGGGTCAAAATCCTACTACAGTATATCACGAAGTTTTATGTGCATTAGCTATGAAAGGTAGTATATCTGATATTAAAGATGGTAATGATATTTTAAACGCGATTAATAAAGGAACAGTAAAACCCGGTGTTCCTGGTAAAAAATTCAAAATAAACAAAAAACATATGAGTTATTTAGAAGACTCTATACACGATAAGATGGAAGTGTTAAAAACAGATGCTAAAAGTATAGTTAAATCAATTGAAAAAAGAATAGGAAAACATACAAGTGGTCCAGTATGGTGGGCGGGACCAAGTAATGATAGCACTGATTATGGTGCATCTGATATGGTAATAAAAACAAAGAAACACGGATGGGTTGGTGTTTCATTAAAAGCTGGAAAAGGACAATTAAAGAATTTAACCATCAATACATTTTTTAAATCATTAGGTATTCCATTTGGTGATGGACAAAATGATAAAGCAGCAAAACACTTTCTAACAAACTATAAAACAGAGTGGGATGCTATGACTAAAGATTGGGTAGACTTAGCAGAAAAAGAATTTAATAAAAAAGCAAATAATGAAGAAGCTAAAAATATTTTTAAATCACATATAAAAACAGATTGGGATTCATTTCAGTCAGAAACAATGACTCAAGAAGAAATGGATACATTAACAGATTCTGTTGGTATGGATAAATTGGGTAAATCCAAAGCTTTTAAATATTTTTGTCATAAAATGAATAATCATTTTCATGGAAGAAAAAATTATCCTGGTTGGAATACTGTTAGAGACAAGCATTTTGATAATATATTTAATGCATTTGGTGCTGAATATGAAGGAGAAATTCAAACAGGTTTATCTGATTTATTCGCTAGACAGATGAGTGTTGGTAAAAAGAATATGTTTTATGCAGCTTCAGCTGGGAAAACTATTTGGTTTATTCCAAGTGAAGAACAATTTTATAAGGAATTTGATTATAATTCATTTATAGCTCAGTTCAATACAAGTGCATCTGGTTCTGGTTATGCATTTACTCTTGATGTTGGACATCAAGCTATAGGTGCCATTGGAAGTATCACAGTTACATTTAGATTTAAACAAGGACAAATGACTAAATTCCCTGATACTACATCAGATTATGATTTATATGCAGACGATTGGTCAAAATTATTGGGGACTTTTGAAAAATAATGAAAACTCAACTATTAGCTACATTTACAACTAAATCTGAACTTGACGACACAGTTAAGTTGATTAAAGGTGCTTATACAATAGTTTTTAATAAGATATATGTACTACAAAATGAAGATAATACAAATGAATTGATATGTACATATAATGTAGATTTATCAGGTGGTGTAGATTTTAATGATGTAAAAGGAACTATATCATTACACAGAAAAAAACATACAAATACATTATATACAATTAATGCTTTGAATGAAGTTATAGCAAATTTAAATAATGGAGTAATAGATAGTAAATTTATTGTTCCATGGGAAAATTTCAAAAATACATTATTAGTTACAAATTCAGATGGACTAAACAGAATTAATACAAGAATTTATAAAATAATTAAAATAGATTAGTCGTTTTTTAAAAGTTATATATATTTATATATACTAAATCAATACATTACATTAGGAGAAATGGTTATGGCAACAAAAACAGCAGAGGTTATTGAAAAACCTAAAACTACGAAGAAAACAACAAAAACTACGAAGAAAACAACAAATACTAAGAGTAAAAAAGTCGTAAAACCAACTGAATTATATTATTTCTATTCAGTAGGATGTGGTTGGTGTAAAAAAACTGAACCAATTGTTGATGAATTGATAGCGGAAGGTTATCCCATACTTAAATTAGATACATCAGATAAAGACAATCAGGAAGTCAGCAAAGAGATGAAAGAAAAATATAAAGCTCAATGTGGAACACCCTGGTTAATAGACCCGAATACTGGTAATCAGATTTGTGGATTTCGTGAAAAAGATATAATTGAAAAATGGGCAAATGGTGAAGAAATACCAGCTCCACCTCGACCTAAAAGTCCACCTCCAAGACCACCATTTTTTGATAGACCAAAAAAAGAAGAAACTGCTTGGAAAAAAGATTATGATAAATGGTTAAAAGAAAATGACCATCTACCAGATAATCAGAAAAAAACAGCTGATGAAATATTAGCGATGCCTAGGCCAAAGAGTCAGCCACCTACACCACCTCAACCAACTTCAACAGATGAACAATTGCAAGAGTGGGGTACAAAATATGAAGCATGGGTAAAGGAAAATGACCATTTACCAAATTTACAACCTTTAGACCTGATAATTGACCGATTCAAAAAACAAAGGGATAGTCAATCACCTCCTCCACCTACAACTCAACAAAGTGCACCTCCACCACATTCACAACATAGTACAGAGTTGAATACTCAATTTTATTATATTGTAGAAAATGATAAGAGAACATCTGTTTATGCTGATGAAACTTATATTAAAACATTAATTCATCAATATTATGTAAGAGGTACAGATAATAAATTAACTAAAGTAGTAGGCGATACTAAATTTAAAGGTTAATTTTAAATGGCAAAACCAAAGCCTACAATAGATAGGGCTGCAACAAAAGAAGAATTAGAATGTATTGATAAAACTGAAAAGATGTTGGCGAAGGAACAAAAACTTCCACCAACATCTCAACAGGTTAGAGATATAGCTACAACTCATTGGAAATCTCTAAAATCTTGGTTAAAAGGTTCACAAGTAATCACAACTACAGAAGAAGCTGAACGAAGATGGGAAATCTGCAAAGGTTGTCCATTTCTTCTCTATGATGAAACAAATCCAGATACAAATAAAAAAGATGGTAGATGTTCTCATTGTGCATGTTTTATGAATGTGAAAGTACATTATGCAGTGGCTGAATGTCCAATAAATAAATGGAAAAAACATTGTGGTTGTCAATGTGATTGTGAACACGGAGAATGTGATGAATAATTTAACAAAAGAAGAATTTATGAAAATTTATAATGAAGGGGAGAATCTTACAGATAAACCTATCTTCATTGATTTTTATGCAACATGGTGAGGACCTTGTAAAATGTATGAGCAGGTGCTCAACGATGTCACACCAGAATATAAAGATAAAGTAAATTTATATAAAGTAAACATAGAAGAAGAACCTGATATAGCAGGTTTATTTAGAGTTATGGGTGTTCCCAATACAACAACAATTTCAAAGAATGGTGATGTATATTCAATGTCAGGTGCTTTGAATGAAGAAACACTTAAATATTTTCTTGAAGGATTACTTCAAAAAAAATAAAAAAAAGCTTGTATAGTTTCAAAAAAATTCGTATATTTATATACGATGTATAAAATAGGTTATATGGTTATACGATTTAACCATAAATAATAAACGATAAAAGATAAAACACAGGAGAAAAAAACATGGATATAAATGCAATAAAATCCAAACTAACCCAATTACAATCAACAACTTCTACAAAAGAAAACTTTTGGAAACCTGAACCAGGTAAACAAGTAGTTCGTATTGTTCCTTACAAACATAATAAAGAAAATCCATTTATTGAATTATTCTTTCATTATAATTTAGGCAATAATAAAACTTATATGTCACCTGCTTCATTTGGTCGTCCTGACCCAGTTGAAGAGTTCGCTAACAAACTAAAATCTACAGGTAATAAAGACGAATGGATTCAAGGTAAAAGACTTGAACCTAAAATGAGAACTTTTGTTCCTGTCGTAGTTCGTGGTAGAGAAAATGAAGGTGTTAAGTTTTGGGGATTCGGTAAAACAGTTTATCAAGAACTATTAAGTGTAATAGCTGACCCTGATTATGGTGATATTACAGATGCAACAAGTGGTAGAGATATACAGATTGAACGACAAACACCAGCTGAAGCGGGTAATCAATATGGTAAAACTACAGTTCGTGTTAAACCTAATATGACGCCAATAACTGAAGATAGTGATTTGTTACAAAGTATCTTTGATAATCAAGCTGATTTGACAGAACTTTATACAGAACCTAC